AAAGCAATCCATGGTCTAGACGCAGAGACAGAATTGTCTAACATTCTTTCTGCTGAAATTCTTGCTGAGATCAACCGTGAAGTTGTTCGTACAATCAATGTAACAGCTACAAAAGGTGCTACAGAGAACACAACAACAGCAGGTCGTTTCGACTTGGATACAGACTCTAACGGTCGTTGGTCTGTTGAGAAGTTCAAAGGTTTGATGTTCCAAGTTGAACGTGAAGCTAACCAAATCGCTAAGGCAACAAGACGTGGTAAGGGTAACATCATCATCTGTTCATCTGACGTAGCTTCTGCTCTTCAAATGGCTGGTGTTCTTGATTACGCTCCTGCTCTTAACAGCAACAACTTGAACGTTGATGATACAGGCAATACTTTTGCTGGTGTGTTGAACGGTCGCGTTCGTGTTTACATCGACCCATATGCTGGTGGCAACTACATGGTTGTAGGTTACAAAGGTTCTAGCGCATTTGACGCTGGCTTGTTCTACTGCCCATACGTTCCTCTACAAATGGTTCGTGCTGTTGATCCAGACAGCTTCCAACCTAAGATTGGTTTCAAGACTCGTTACGGTATGGTTGCAAACCCATATGCAGAAGGCGCAACAGTTGGCCTTGGCGCATTGACAAAAGACTCTAACGTTTACTACAGACGTATTCTAGTCGACAACTTGATGTAATCAAGAATCCCCGCAGAGGGATATTGAGAGGACCTTCGGGTCCTCTCTTTTTTTGCCTAACATAAATAGTAGAAAGGAACCTACTATGAGTGCATTAACAAACACCCCACCAAATAGAAACTTTCTCTCACCTCTAAACTTTAGATTGGTGCTGCAGAAAGCTCCTCTTTTAAACTTCTTTTTGCAAAGTGCATCCATTCCTGGATTGAATTTTGCAGGCAATATAATCATGCCTACTCCGCTCTTGGATATTCCTATCCCTGGAGAGCGTCTAGTTTATTCTCCACTTACAGTGTCGTTCATGGTTGATGAGGACATGGCTAACTATTTGGAAATATTCAATTGGATGGTTTCATTATCAGTTCAAGATTTGCAACCATTTGCAAAGTATCAAGCACAGACAGCAATTGAGTCTGATTCAAGTAAAAGAGACAGGTCAGATATTAAACTAATGATTCTTACAAGCTCAAAGAATCCTAACATTGAAGTAAATTTCCAAGATGCATTTCCTTCTCAGCTAGGCGAGTTGAACTTCAACACAACATCTTCTGGTGTAAATTATTTGGAGTCTTCGATTACTTTTGAATATGTTAAGTACACAATTAACATGATTTGAGTTGACTTTCTTGTCAATTTGTGATACAATCGTGTCCTGATGGAGGACAAATGAAGACCGAAGAAATAATTTCAGAATGGGCAACAGATAGTGAGATCGATAAGACCGAGCTCGGTAAAGAGTCGTTGCGTATTCCTCAACTTCATTCAAAATACCTGAAAGAGTTTTACCAAGCCAAGACAACCTATGTCAAGCTCAATCAAGATTACAAAAACACATACAAATTAAAATACCAATACTATCAGGGTCTTCTTACAAAAGATGAACTAGAAGAAAACGGATGGGACATTCAGCCGTTGAAGATATTGAAAGCTGATATTCCAGTATACATTGAGTCGGATGAAGATCTACAGTTAATTAAAAATAAGATACAATTAACAGAGGATAAGATAGAGATTCTTGAAAACATAATAAAGACACTGAACAATCGTGGATACCTAATAAAGAATGCGATTGAGTGGGAACGATTTAAGATGGGTCTATGATACAGATAGAGAAGTTTAACGAGACGTACGTCAAGGTACATTGTGAGGACAGTATTGCTCATGAGCTGAGTAATTACTTCACTTTTGAGGTACCTGGTGCTCGTTTTATTCCGTCTGTAAGAAACAAGAAGTGGGATGGTAAGATAAGGCTATTCAACTCTGGTACCCATCACATCTACGCTGGATTAATTGAATACATTGAGGATTTTGCAAAGCAGAATAGCTATCCGTGTGAAAGGATATCAGACTTCACGGATGATGTAATTGATAATGTATCAGATATTGTATCCGGGTTTGATCTTACCAAAGAGCCACGTGATTATCAGCTTGCTGCATTTGCCCATGCAATAAGGAAAAGAAGATCGTTGCTCCTATCACCAACTGCTTCTGGTAAGTCATTAATCATCTATATGCTTTGCAGATACTTCAATGTAAAGACATTATTGATCGTACCTACAACCTCTCTTGTCCATCAGATGTATTCTGACTTTGAGGAGTACGGTTTTGATTCAAAAGAAAACTGCCATATGATCTTCTCAGGCCAGGAGAAGGATGTTGATAAGCAGATATTCATATCAACCTGGCAGTCAATATTCAAGTTACCAAAGAAGTGGTTCAGTCAGTTTGATTGTGTGATAGGAGACGAAGCTCATCTATTCAAAGCAGCTTCACTGACTACCATTATGAAGAACCTTAGTGATTGCAAATACAGATTCGGGTTCACAGGAACACTGGACGGATCACAAACACACAAACTAGTGTTAGAGGGGTTGTTCGGAACAGTAAAGAAGGTAACAACAACATCTGAATTGATTGAGCAAAAGCATCTATCGGATTTCAAGATCAAGGCAATCGTTCTTGATTATGATGATGAGACAAGGCAGTTAATCAAGAAAGCTACATATCCAGACGAGATGGATTTTCTTGTTAACCATGCTCCGAGAAACAAGTTTATATGCAATCTTGCGTTACGGTTGACAGGTAACACTCTTGTATTGTATCAGTATGTTGACAAACACGGTAAGGCGATATATGATGAGATTAAAAATAAAGCAGGCGATAGAAAGATCTACTTCGTTTCTGGTACGATCAATGGTTCGGATAGAGATGCTATTAGAAGAGCTGTTGAGTTGGAAACTGATTCGATTATTGTTGCTTCTTACGGTACTTTTTCTACTGGCGTCAATATTAAGAACTTGCACAATATCATTTTCGCTTCACCTTCAAAATCAAGGGTCAGAAACTTACAATCGATCGGTAGAGGACTCAGACTCGGAAACAACAAGGAAAAGGCCTGCCTATACGACATAGCCGATGACTTGCAATGGAAGCAAAAGAGAAACCACACTTTAAATCATTTTGTTGAGCGAATCAAAATATATAATGAAGAGAAATTTGATTACAAGACATATGTAATCCCTTTCAAAGGATAAAGATGATAAAAATAATAAAGCTCGTAAATGACCACGAAATTATTGGAGAAGTCATTTCTGAAGGATCAGATCATCTGGTACTTGGCCAACCTTTCTCTATTCACTATATGATGTCTGCCAGATCTGATAAGCCAATCATAGGGCTACTAAGATATATGCCGTTTGCCAAAGATAGAGAGATATCATTTAAGCATAGGGATATAATTAATTCAGTCGAAGCAAGAGAGTCGATGATAAGTTATTACACCCAGATTGTACAGGACTATATTAATTACATCGATGATGGAATAGATAGAGAGCTTGAGCAAGTAGCTGCTGAATCAGCAGATAAACCAGAAATGACTCCATCTGAAGTGATGGCAGATCTCCTTAGTAGAATTAACAACGATAAGATGCATTGATATGGCTGAACATTATATTGACAACAAAACATTCTTCGAAGCTATCAAGCAATATAGAGATAGTATCAAACAAGCAGAGGCAGAGGGTAAACCAAAACCGATCATTCCTAATTACATAGGAAAGTGTATTCTGCTGATAGCAAACAGACTTGCAACCAAACCAAACTTTATCAACTACTCATACAAAGATGAAATGATATCGGACGGTGTTGAAAATTGCATCATGTACATTGATAATTTCGATCCAGACAAGTCTACTAATCCGTTTGCTTACTTCACACAGATTATCTACTTTGCATTTCTGAGAAGAATACAAAAGGAAAAGAAACACCTATACATTAAGCATCAGGTGTTCAGGCAGTCTGCTTTATCAGATGACTTGTATGATGTACAAGAGGGTGACGACTTTGGAGGTTCACCAGTTAACAATATGATGGATACAGAAAAGATGGATGACTTTGTGAAGGCGTTTGAATTAGGGTTAGAGAAGAAACGCAAACCAGCTCAGAAGGTCGGTATTGAAAACTTCGTAGAGGAGTAATATGAAGATTGCTTTGGTAACAGACACGCACTTTGGAGCGCGTGGCGATCATCTTGCTTTTGATAAGCAATTTGCTAAGTTTTATGATGAGACATTCTTTCCTACGCTGGTAGAACGTGGTATAAAGAATGTAATCCACCTCGGGGATATGTTTGATAGGCGCAAGTATATCAACTACTTGACGCTGCGTAATTGCCGTAAATACTTCTTTGATCCTATGATTGAACTAGGAATCAAATTAGATGTCATAGTTGGCAATCATGATGTCTTCTACAAAAACACCAACGATATCAACTCACCAGGATTGTTACTGCAACAGTATTCAAATCTATCTGCATATGATAGACCAGTTGAGTTAACTTATGACGGACTTGACATTCTTATGCTTCCGTGGATATGTACGGATAACTATGAAGATTCAATGACAATGATAAAGGATACCAGTGCAACTGTTTGCTTTGGACATCTTGAGTTGGCAGGATTTCAAATGCACAGGGGGCAAGTAAATGATCATGGATTCAGTCCGAGTATTTTCAATCGATTTGATCTGGTTTGTACTGGGCATTTTCATCATCGCTCTAGCAATGGTCCTATTCATTATCTTGGTAATCCTTACGAGCTCACTTGGGCTGATTATGAAGATCCAAGA